TCAGTGGCCGTGTCCGCCCAAGTCGCCACCGCCCTTGCCATCCGGCAGCACCACCTTGACGTTTTGCATCATGCCCTGGTCTTCATGTTCGAGGATGTGGCAATGCAGCACGTATTCGCCGATGTAGCGCTGATAACGCGTGGCAATCTCGATCTTGTGACCCTGCATCACCAGCAAGGTGTCTTTCCACGTGCCGATCAGATCCTTGTATTGCGCATCGACCGTGCCGCCGTCGGTGCGGGTGATGCCGATGATCTGGAAAGGATTGACGTGGATATGGAAGGGATGGTTGCCATTCTTCGAAGCGAGCTCCCACATCTGCTCGGTGCCCAGCACCAGCGTGTGGTCCACGCGGTGCGGATCATAGACGTACTTCATCTCGGGTGTCGGCGCATCTTCCGGCTTGCCTTCCACCATGAAACGGGTCTTGCCGTCCACCTTGGCAATATTGAAGGTCGCATACTCTTTCGTCTTGCCGCGCATCGCGTCCTTTGCCGCCTCGCTGAAACTGGGATGCGGGACGAACTTGCCGAGCTTGAGGCCATCGTCCAGGTCGCCAAGGATGGTGCTCTTCACGCTATCGGGCAACTGGGCGCCGGGCAGGCTCCTGACGGCATTGCGCAACTCGGCCAGCAGGAAGTCGCGCGGCGACTCGCCTGCCCTGGCGCGGGCCGATGCCCTGGCGTTGGTCTTGGCGGCGATCACGCCGATCAGGCGCGTGTTGTTGACGTCATGCATGGTCGTCATGTTGTTGACGTTGGTTTCCGCATACACGCAATAGGCGCCCGCTTTCGGCAGCGAAAACAGGATATCGCTGCGGTAGCCCGGCTGCAGGTAGTTGAGCGTCTTCGGGATGATCCGGTCGTGCGTCAAGCCGTCGCTGGCCACCTCGAACTGCGTGACGTCCTCGCCATCGCACAACGCCATCACGTCCTTGTCCTGGTTGGCCACGCCGAGTGCCTGGAACAGCTTTTGCGGATCATTCGCGCGGCGGATGCGCAGCACCACGGACGCCTGGAAACCCGTGTCGATCAGGCGCCAGCGGTACAGGCGCTGCGTCTTCATCTTCAGCACCGGCTGCACCTTGCCGTTGACCGAGGTATAGCGGCCCGACTTCAGCCAGGCATTCGGATCTTCGACCTGATCGAAATCCTCGAGCACGCCCACCGCATCCTTGTCGCACGGCTTGGCCGGCGTCAGGCTGTTGCTGGGGCAGTCATAGGGAATTTGCTGCAGCAGCATCACCTCGCCGGCACTGCCGCTGCCATCATCGGGCTGGAACTGTTTCAGCACGACGTCGAGGTCGCCATTCGCCGTGGCCGTCGGATAACGTTCGCCTTCGACCACCAGCGCCCCGGCCATGCCGCTGGCGACCTGCATCGCTGTCGCGCCATGCTGGTGCGGGTGATACCAGAACGTGCCGGCCGGGTGGTCGATGGGAATATTGTATTCATACTCGAAATCCACGCCAGGCTTGATCGATATCAGCACGTTGTCGCTATTGCCCGAAGGCGACACCCACAGGCCGTGCGAATGCAGATTGGTATCGTTGAAGCAGCCGCGCGGGCGCGCCGCATTGATATCGGTGGTCGCGCACTGCTCGGCCGGCAGCGGCTTCAAGCGATTATGCAGCTTGAAGCGCACGGTCTGCCCCGGCGCCATCACCACCGTGGGCGCCATGAAGGTGGCGGCATGCTCGTCGCGACCATCGAGCGCCAGGCCGTCCGTCTGCTGGTAGGAGCGCAGGCGCACCTTGTCATGCTTGCCCGTGGTCGGGTTGTAAATGCTGCCGTTGGCATAGCGGATGTACATGTCATACGACTTTTCAAACTCGTCGCGCCTGCTCGCCGCGCGGTTGGCGGGCCTGGCGCGCGCCTTCAGTTTCGGCGGTTCCTGCAACAGCCGCAACTCGACGTTGGGCACGGCCTTCAGATTCAGGTCGAGATTCAGATTGACGTTGGTTTCCGCAGCGAAGGCGGTACTGCAGGCAAACGGCATGGCGGCCAGGCACAGCAGCGCATACCTGCGGGGAAGACGAGAGGACATGACAACTCCTTGATTGGACTCGGCAATGGAAGCATGACGGGGCATGCGTATTTTTTTATTGGTAACATTGCTATTATCCATAATGACAAAGAGTCAATACTCACACTAAGTCACTTGTTGTATTTATTGCTGAGGGGGATTGCGGCCAAGGGCCGACGGGGGAGCTGGGTGCTAGAGCCTGATTGGGCGATTCGGAGCGCCTTGCGCGAGTACGCGCAAGGCTTCGAATCCCACACGCAAAGCGCGCAGGCGCTTTGCTCGTCTCCGCAAGGCAGAAATGAAAAAACCCGCCGAAGCGGGTTTTTAAAAATACTGGCGGAGACGGTGTCCGCCAAAGTGATGTTCGCAAAACGTCGCTTGATGCCTCTACGCCCTTGAATTTATGCGTTATTTTTGCCAATTAGTCCGCTTGGTGTCGCTTGAGTACGGTAAAATCCGCACTCTATGTGTGGGTAGGAATGGGGGTAGGAGATGGCGCGGACGGTTGAAAAATTGACGGCATTGACAGTGAGTCGGGCAAAAACGCCTGGGTATTTTGGCGATGGTGCAGGCCTGTACTTGCAGGTATCGAAGACAGGCACCAAAAGCTGGATCTTCCGCTATACGCGCGAGCGCAAGCAGCGCGAGATGGGCCTTGGCGCCGTGCACACTGTAACCCTGGCCGAGGCGCGTGGCAAGGCGCGGGATTGCCGGGCGCTGCTACTGGAAGGGAAAGACCCACTGGAAACGCGTGCTGCCGACAAGCTGACCGATGCGCTGGATCGCGCTCGGGCAATCACGTTCAACCAATGCGCCAGCGCCTACATCGCCGCGCACCGTGGCAGCTGGAAAAACGTCAAGCACGCGGATCAGTGGGAAAACACGCTGGCGACCTACGCCGCGCCCTTTATCGGAGACTTGCCCGTGGCCGCCGTCGACACCGGGCTGGTCGTCAAGGTGCTGAGCCCCATCTGGCAGGAAAAGACGGAGACTGCCACCAGGTTGCGCGGCCGTATCGAGAGCATTCTGGACTGGGCGACCGTCAGCAAGTACCGCGTGGGCGAAAATCCGGCAAGATGGCGCGGCCACCTGGATAACCTGCTGGCGGATCCCGGCAAGCTTGGGAGGGTGAAGCACCACCCTGCCCTGCCGTGGCAGGATGTGGGCGGATTCATGAAAGAGCTGCGCCAGCGCGACGGCATGTCGGCGCGCGCCGTGGAATTTGCGATCTTGACTGCCGCCCGATCGGGCGAGGTCCGTGGGGCGGCGTGGGAAGAAATAGACATGGACTGCGCGCTGTGGACCATACCGGCCGTGCGGATGAAGGCCGGCCGGGAGCACCGCATCCCACTATCGGCTGAGGCGATCGCGCTGCTCAAGCAGATGCCGCGCGTGGAGAAGTATGTTTTCCCAGGGAGCAAAAAGGCTACGCCCCTATCCGATATGAGCCTGACGGCCGTGCTGCGCAGGATGGGCAGGAACGATATCACCGTGCACGGCTTTCGGTCAACGTTCCGCGACTGGTGCTCGGAATCGGTTGCAAACTCGTTCCCGCGCGAGGTTTGCGAGCATGCACTGGCGCACAGCTTGCCGGATAAGGTTGAGGCAGCGTATCGCCGCGGCGACCTGTTGGAGAAACGTATTTTGCTGATGCAGGTATGGTCGAACTACTGCAACTCGGTCCCTGTCGTGGCCAGCGTGACGGCCATACACGGGACAGCAATGTAGGAACCTATCTGCACCCTGCCACAACCGCCTCCAGTTCGCCTTCATATTCCCGCCCGCGCGGCCAGTCCCGCGCCAGCGCCAGGACGATCTCGCCATCCGTTGCCGCTGGCGTCAGCTGGTCGAACTCATAGACCGGCCGCTGCGGCATCGACTTTACACATGGTGTAAAGACGGGAATTTCGACCCGCTGCGGCGCCAGCGGCGTGCTGCCGCAGCCGGCCAGCACCAATGCAAGCATCCATTTCATCGTACGCCCTCCAGCAGCAGCCTGACGGCCGGCATAGCCTCGTCGCAGGTTGCGGCGCGCGCGCCAGCAACCTGCGCCAAGGCCGCGTCGTACTTCTTGCCCTTGGCAGCGGCGGCCACTTGCGCCGCCGCGCCGCGCTCCTGCGCCACCAGGGTTGCCTTGGCCATGCCATCGATGGCGCGGTTTTGTTCGCTGATCGACGCGCGCAACGCAGCGCTGACGCCCTGCTCCTGCACCAACGCAGCGCGCGCGGCGTCACGGTCGCCGGCGGCCAGCCACCAGCCTGTGCCGGTGGAGCTGGCCATCAGCAGCAGCACGGCGGCCAGCACGATGGCCGCCACCTTCCAGATTCCGCTGACGGCGGCGCCCGCCAGCGCGCTGATGGCGCTCAAGATGCCCGCCAATCTGGCATTTCAACAGTCTGGCTAGCCAGCTCATGGTCGCAATCGCCGAGAAACTGGATCCGACCATCGATGACGAATGAATGGCACACCTCCGGCGGATCACCCTCTTCTTTCACAAATGACGAATCGACCGCGCGACCTGTCGTGACCAGCACGGAGGGCGAAAACGTTGGTTTATCGCCGTTGCCATTAAACGACCAGGTGGGGCCGGACCAGCCTTGTCCGGCTTCGTGGACGACGTGGTCATAGCCGCAACCGGGGCAATGAAACATCAGCCCGCCCAGCTGGCTGCGCCACAGCTTGCTGCCCAGCGCACTCACGGCCGCACCTGCAGAATGCCAGCGCGCGTGCCGTGGCGGTCGATGGTGATGATGCGATTGATCGGCTTGGCCACCATCTTTGTGCTGACGTGCACCCAGGTCAGTTCGTTGATGATCTGGCCGATGCCGAACTCATCCAATTTCGGCAGTAGCGCCTGGCATACCTGGTAAGGCGTCATGCGCAGCGCCTTGAAATCAGCAGCACAGCCGCGCACGTGATCGCTGCCATCGCTGCTGCCGATGCCCCGATTCACTGGAATCGAGCGGAAGCCGCTGATATCGGTCAGCGGCGTGTCGATGCCGGCGCAAGCCGTCAGGTAATTGCGGATGCGCTGCAGCAGCTCGGCCGTGCGCTGCAGTTCGGGCAGCACGACGGCCGGCGGCGTGTTGTCGACACCATGGCGCGCCGCCCAGTTGGAGGCGGTCAGTTCCTGCAGGGTAAAATTCTTGGTCAGGTTCACAAGCCACCCCGCACGTCCTTGAAGTCGGCGGCAGCATCGCGCGCCAGCTCGCCGATGTCCTTGTCGCGGCGCTTGTCGAACCAGCGCACCGTGGCACCCAGCACCCACCAGGCGGGCAAGCCGGCGGCCACCATCAGCGGCGCAGCGATGAACAGGAAGCCCAGGGCCGGGTCGCTGCCGTACAGCACGGCCACGGCGCGCGCGCTGTCGAACAGGCCCGGCATCCAGTTGCGCACGACCACGACCAAGGCCGGGCCCATCAGGGCGGAAAAGAGAATCGTGACGAAGAAGCGCACGCCCGCTTCCTTGGCAGTTTTTGGCCACATAAACATGAATCCCAGTGAGGTTGCGGCAGCGCCGGCCAGAACCGGGATACCAAAAATTTTAATCAGTGCGCCGCCGGCGGCGGTCGTTTCGATGGCCATGAATGCCTTTCAGGTGGTGGAAATGAAAAAACCCGCCGAAGCGGGTTTGTGGTGGTGCAAGCGGTACAGCGGTCAAAGCTCCTCGATTTCCAGCGGCATCGAGTAGTTTTCGTAATACGGAATACTCATTGCCGAGACCGACGACAGCCGCCCGAAGATGGTGTGGTCACGTTCCAGCTCCAGGTCGGCCGATTCAGGAAACAGGCTGACCAGCATGGCGCCGGACATGCCATTTCGACGCACGATGCCGAGCAGCCCCGTGCGGTCGGCCGCCGGAAGCGCACTCAGCTGCAAGGGCATCTTGCGCGCACGCGTGCCGACGTCGGTCCACAGATCGCCAGCGTCGGTCCGGGCATGGGTGCTGGCGTCCATGATCGTCACCGATGCGCCATAGTCCGGGTTGTTGGCGGGCGACCAGTAATCGCCCGCCACCAGGCGCCCGGCCTCGACGTACCCTTGCAGATTGGCCGGGTCCTTGATGTCAATCGCCAGGCCCAGCGCCGGCATCTGCGCCGACAGCCAGTGACGCGCATAGGCGCCACCGCCATTGCTGTAGGCGCTGGCCGCCTGCAGTGGCGTGAACCCATCGACCGCTGCGGCGGCTGCCGGGCATGCCGGCAGCATGCCGCTGTCGTAGCTGTAGCTCTGCCAGGCGTCGATGTAGCCGGCGGGCCGCGTCGCCAGTGTTGAGGTGGCGATGTCGGCGGCACGGGTACCGCTGGCCGCCCCGGTTGAAATGAATGAGTCCGCATATGCGCCCAGTTGTAACTGGTAGCCGGCGACCTTAAAGCCGCGCGCCGACTGCGGCAGGTACTTCGCGATGCCGTTTGCAGGGCCCCCCGTTGTGGTAGCAACAAATGTATATGAGCATCGGTAAATGTTACTACCCATGTGCACAACCGTTCCAGTCGCTGCCGCCGCCGCATTCTCTCGGACAAATGTGAAGTCTTTTGCGGAGTTACCCGTATCGCCTGGAAACGGCACGCCACCATCATCCATCATGACAAAGACAGACATCGTGTACGTGGCGCCAATCGTGGTTCCAATACTGCCGGTTGAATTCTTATACGCGTAACGTGTTACGGAGTTATCACCAAATTGGATGGAATTAGTGAAACCAGGGATGGGGACAACTGCCGCCACCACATTCCCACTCCCGAATTGCGCCAGGGGTCCGTCCGAGTAGGTGAAATTATTGGTAGCGGCAGGCTCCAACAATAAAAATGGCGGTGCCGACAGATTCAGCGGGTTGTATTGCATCCGCGCCACATTGGCCGCCGCCGTCTGTAGCAGCCCGTTATTGCCGATAAACGTGCCCGTTGACGTGCGTCCAGTGAAATTCACCGTCGCTGGATAATAAGAGGACAGGCTTCCGGCCTCGACCTGTGCATGCGTGACATAGACCCCGCTTACTCCGTCACCCAGGTAGGTCACCGTGTTCGCTCCCGTCACAGTATCCAGTGCGAGATACCAGGTGCCATCCACCGATGTGACCAGGTCAATCGCGCAGCGATACCATCCATCGCCCAGTGGCACGATGCTCGCCAGGGCCCCCGTCATCCCTCCGTAATGAGAAACGGCACTAACCGTACCTGCCAAAAGGTCAAAGATCGCGGAGGCGCCAGCCGCATATCCTCCAGTGATCTGCCCCAGGCGCACCTTGCTACGTCCGGCAGCCTTGACGCAGATTGATACCGTTGTCCGGCGCGCCGCAACTGCGGCGAACGGCCGATACAGCTCATGCAGGGTATTGCCTGTGCCTTCCACAACCTTAGCAGCACCTGTGCTGCCCTCTGGTGTACCGGCAATATTGGAAACGATGGACACGCCCGATATTTGCCAAAACGCAGGGTTCATGAAATGGTCGGAGAATGTCAGCTGGTTCTGGACCGCCGGCTCATTCGACACGCGCACGCGCATCGTCGCCGTCGGCGACAGGTTGCAGAATGGCAGGAACACCCCGCCGATGCGCTCGGGCGCCGCCCAGGTGGCGCCCAGGCGCGCCGTGGTACCGGTGGCGCGCCACGGACGGCCCTTGCGGTTGTTTTGCAGGTTGGCCACGCCAAGCGTACCGGCAGTGGTGCTGGCCGTCAGTGTTGCGCGGTCGGCCGCGTTGTCATAGATGATGCGTAGGTTCGCCATGTTATTCCGTGGTGATGATGGTGAGGCGCTGACTGTAACTGCCACCGATGTCGAGAATCGGAGGCGCTCCAATTTTCTTACTGTGTGTAAATTCTTGGTGTGTAATCGCCGTTGCAAGCCGATAGGTGCGTGGCAGCGTGCTTTGCACAGGGTCTACAAAGGTGAAAGAGCCATTCAGGGAAATGGTGCCGCTCGACAGATCATCGACGGAAGTGAAATTGTCGTAGCCTATGCTCCCAGCAAGATAGAACGTGTGGACAGCGGTTTCAGTGCCGTTATCGCCAAGTTTTCGGAACAAGGTAAACGTACATCCGGTAGTGCCTGCACCCGCGCTGAAGTTGTAGTTGTATGAAGTCTCCTGAGAGTACATATCAATACTTCCCACCACCGTGATCGCGCCGCCATTGCTGCCAAATGGCCCAGTGGTAACACTTTCGGACGTCCCAAACGTAGGATTGGTAACAGCGGTGCGCAAAGTGCCGGCGGACAGAGAGCCGCCAAAATAGCCCGCGCCCGATTTCTTCAGGTAAAAAATGGCGTTTGTATCGGTTTTGGTGCCCGATCCGGCCCACATGGCATATACAGGATCGTCCGGCCCCATCTCAATGCGAAAGCCTGGGGCTGTGCCAGAGACGACGTTGCCCGAAAAGGTAGCCCGTCCACCTTCTATTTTCAATCCTGGCATAGCCACAAAGCCATCACTGCGCATCTCAATATATTTCCCAAGGGAATAGTTCCCGAGTAACAAGCCTGCGGAACTCAAATGAAAGCCCAGGCCGCCGTTGCTCGGGAACTTATACGCATTGGTTGGATACCCCGCGCCGCCATGCAGCGTCGTTCCGTACAAGTCGCCAGCGACCACATTCCCCAGATCCGCGTTGATTGCCGCCAGGTTGTCGACTGCCAACGCCTTCGCAGCCACCGTGCCGGGTACCAGCAGGTTGCCATTCAGCACCATGCCGGCCTCCAGCCAAGCGCCATCGACAAAGAACTTCGTCACCGCATGCGTGGCGTCGTACAAGGTCACCACGTCGCGGTTAATCGGAGCGCCATAGCCTGCGTGGCCCAGTTCATACACGGCCGAGTCATCCGACCAGGTGGAATAGCCGGGCGCCGTCACCGTCACGGTGCCGCGCTGGCCGGTTGCACCATCGGCTGCCAGGCGCGCAGCGGCCGCCCATTCGCCGGGGGCGATATCGTCGGTGGCGCCGCGCGACGCGGCCGTGGCGCCGGAGGTGAACAGATAGGCGCCGCCCGCCGTCGGCACCTGCGTCGACCAGCCGTTGTTCAGGCCGGTGAGTGTGCCCGTGGCAAAGGTGAATGTGCATGCCGCGCTCGGCAGCGCCGGCGCAATGCTGGTCGCGCCGCGCTGGTAGATGCGCACGGGCGCCACATTCAGTCCATCCACGCCATTTTCACCATCAGACGCCATGCGCGCCGCCACAGCCCATTCACTGGCGGGGATATCATCAGTGGCGGCCTTCGACGCGGCCGTGGCGCCCGACGTGAACAGGTAGGCGCCGCCCGCCGTCGGTACCTGCGTCGACCAGCCGTTGTTCAGGCCTGTCAGCACGCCCGTGGCAAAGGTGAACGTGCACGCCGCGCTCGGCAGCGCCGGCGCAATGCTGGTCGCGCCGCGCTGGTAGATGCGCACGGGCGCCACATTCAGTCCATCCACGCCATTTTCACCATCAGCCGCCATGCGCGCCGCCACAGCCCATTCACTGGCGGGGATATCATCGGTGGCGGCCTTCGACGCGGCCGTGGCGCCCGACGTGAACAGGTAGGCGCCGCCCGCCATCGGTACCTGCGTCGACCAGCCGTTGTTCAGGCCTGTCAGCACGCCCGTGGCAAAGGTGAACGTGCACGCCGCGCTTGGCAGCGCCGGCGCAATGCTGGTCGCGCCGCGCTGGTAGATGCGCACGGGCGCCACGTTCACACCGTTCTGTCCAGGCGTGCCATCCTGGGCCAGCAGCACGGCCGCCGCCCATTCGTTGGCGGCGATACCATCCGTGGTATTGCGCGAGCTGGCCGCTGCCACACGCACGTACAGCGGCGCCGTGCCAGCCGGGATGGTCTTGCTCCAGCCGTTGGCCAGGTCGTTGCCGGCCGGCGTGGTGATGGCCGCCGTTACAAAGGTGTAGATCACATCGCCGGGCGTGTCGGCGGGTAGCGCCGCAGCGCGCTTGTAGGCGAAGGCCTGCGCCGTGTTCAAGCCATCTATGCCGTCCACACCGTCCCTGGCCAGTTGCACGGCCCCTGTCCACTCATCGGCGGCGATACCGTCCGTGGTATTGCGCGAACTGGCCGCTGCTACCCGCACGTACAGCGGTGCCGTGCCAGCCGGGATGGTCTTGCTCCAGCCGTTGGCCAGGTCGTTGCCGGCCGGCGTGGTGATGGCTGCACTGGAGAACGTGTAGACCACATCGCCGGGCGAGTCGACGGGCGCGGATGCCGCCCGCTTATAAGCGAAGGCCTGTGCCGTGTTCGTGCCATCTGCACCGGTGGCGCCGTCCCTGACCAGCTGCACGGCCGACGACCACTCGTTGGCGACAATATTGTCCGTGGCATTGCGCGAGCTGGCGGCGGCCACGCGCACGTACAGGGGCGCCGAACCAGCCGGGATATTCTTTGACCAGCCATTGGCCAGGTCGTTGCCGGCAGGCGTCGTGATGCTGCCCGTGGCAAAAGTAAAGATCACGTCACCCGGCGAATCAGTAGGGGCGGCCGCCGCGCGCTTGTAGGCGAAGGCTTGGCCCGTGTTCAAGCCGGCCAGGCCGGTGTCGCCCCTGATGCCGTCGAAGACCTTGCTGATCATGTAGTTGGCGACGTAATCAACGCCAAATTCGCGGATGCGCGCCTGCACCAGGGCCGTATCCGTGGTCATGTTGGCAAAGTCAACGGTGACCACGTTGCCGTCGACTGCGATCTGCGTGCCGGCGGATACCGAAAACACGATATCGCCCACCACGTTCACGGGCTGGGCGGTAATGGCGATCGAGCCGGGCGCTCCGGCGCCGGCACTGTTCACGCGAAACACAGGCGTGCTGCCAGTCATCAGGATCGCCTTGCCGTCGGCGGTGGTGCTGAAACGCTCGGCCGACGCCTGCAGGCGCTTGTCACGCGTCCCTACGATGGCGCTCATACCAGCACTCCCACCGTCACACGGCAATCGAGCCACCGGCGCGAAAGCAGCACGACCACGCCTGCCACACCATTCTGCAGGCCGTAGCGCCGATTGCGCAGCACCACAGCTTGTCCCAGTTCCAGCATCATCATCTCGGGCGTTCCTTCAAATTCGTAAGTGGTGCGCTGCACCTTGTTCAGCGCCAGGCGCCGAGCCGCTTCCGCCGCCGCATCCGACTCTTGCTTGAGGCACGTCTCGATCTGCGGAGGGTCATCGGTCAGGCGGTAACGCGTGCGCACCGCCTCGTCCACTGCCGTGACCGTCAGCCATTCCGTGGCATACATGTCGGCATGCTCAGCCGGAATGCTGGTAGTCAGGCTGGGCTGCAGCGTGTAGTTCCGGTCGTAGGCGATCTTGACGGCCGCCACCACAGGCAGGCGCGCGACCTGCCGAAGCGGGCCTTCGATCATCTGCGCGGGGCCGATTTCCACCGGAATGCCGGCGGCCGGTAGTGCGATCTGCACCAGGCGCAGCTGGCCGATGCTCGACATGACCGCCTGCGCGCCCACGCTGGCCGCCAGCTGCTGGATGGCCTGGGCTTGATTCACCCGGTCCGCCACATACAGACCAACCGGCTGCTGGTGGGCGGCATCGAAGGCCGCCAGGTTGGCCAGGTCCAGGTCGGCCAGCGTGAAGCGGTCGGCTGCCTTGCCATAGGCGGTGGCGATGCGCTGCACCAGCGGCGCGATGCGCGGCACGTAGCCGCCGCCCTTGTCGCCCTGCACGCTGACCGTGATCGCTGCCGAATAAGGTGGCGTGGTCAGGTTGAAGCGCCCGGCCTGGTCGTTCAGGGCCACGGCAATCGGCTTGCCATTGGTGCGCACCTCGAAGCTCGACTCGACGGCGCCGAGGAAACCGTATTCCAGCGTGGCCGGGTTGGTCAGCAAAGGCGTGACGTTGTGGCACTCGCCAAACGGCACCGGCAAGGTCACGTCCTTGTTGGACGTGGTGCCACCCAGCTTAGCCTCGGTGATCGGCGTGTCCAGGCGCCCCATCTTGTCGCGCAGCGCCAGGCTGATCGATTCGGGGCCGGCGCTGCTGACATCGGCGACCAGGCCGTCGAAGACCAGGCGGAATTCTCCGCGCGCCCAGCGCACGTCGCCGAACCAGACCTTGATCGGCCGATTGCGCCAGACGTCGGCCAGCCAGCTGTCGAGCGAACCGTCCGTATTGGCCAGCTCGATATCGCCGCCCGACAGGCCCGCCTCGCTCGTCAGGCTGATCTGTTCTGTAAAGGCCAGACCGTCCGTGACCAGCGCCAGATACGCCGTGTTGGGCGGCACATCCAGCGGACCGGTGACATACGAACGGGAGGCGATGTACCGAGTCACCTCCTCGCCTACCACGCTCACCTGTACCTCGACCAGGGCCGTGCGATGGGCTGTATCGTCCTGCAGCCATTCCAAAAATTGCGCATCGGTCACTTCGAGTACTCCTCTTGTTTCGCCCACGCTGAAGACTTGGTTGATTTTTCGATGCCAGCGACGACCGTCTTGGCCGCGTTGGTGTTCGATTCGACGGTGGCCTGGATGGTGGTGCCAGCATTCCTGTTCGTGTCTGCGTTGAGCTTGTCGACCTTTTCATTCAGACGCTTGATCTCAGCCACCAGGGCGTCGGTGTTGCCGCCGCCCTGGCTCGGTGCGCCACCGAAGTAGCGCCGTATGGCTGCCGCTGCTGGCGCATCCACCACCACTTCACCGCGGTGCAGCTCGGCGGCGTAGCCGTCAAACGGCACATTGGCCAGGCCGCCGGCATGCGAGCCGTCGAACTTCACGCCCAGCCCGGTCGCCGTGCCCATCGCCGCATGCAGGCTGGCGATGGCTTGCGCCACCGTCAGCACGCTGTCGTTGATGGTGATCAGGCCCGACACCTGAGCCTTGAGGGCATCCAGGCTGGCCTGCTGCACGTCGACCTGGGCCGAGGCCCATTTCAATGCCTCGTCATTGGCCGCCAGCACGCGGGCGTAATCTGCCGCGTAGCGGGCGTCCGAGGCGTTGACCACCTGCGAAGCCGTCAGGAACGCCTGCTCGGCAGCCGACAGACCGGACTGCGCCGTCGTGTCGCCGGCATTGGCCGCCGCCAGGGTTTTCTCGAACTGGGCGCGCGCCTCGGCGTATTTCTGCTCCGGCGTCAGCGTTGACTGCGCGCCCAAGGCCATGCTGGCGTTCAGGCCGTTAAGCGTGGTCACCCACGACTTCGATTTGTCCAACGCCGTTTGGGCCGCTGCCGCCTCTCTGTCGTAGGCCTTGCCCAGTGCGTCCTTGGCCGAGACCACCGCTTTGGCCGCCTGCACCTGGTCGAACAGCGCACGGTTGACCGCGGCGATGCTGGAGCGCTGGATGGCCAGCAGTTCCGTTTCGCTTTTCGTCAATTCGTTCAGCTGCTGCTGCAGGTCACGGTGCTCGCTGGCGATCTCGCTGGCCGACTTGACCACGGCCGCATAGTTGCCGGTCGCAGCGGCCAACTGGTTGCTGTAGTCGCTGGCGGCCTTGAATGCCGGCGCCAGGGCCAGCAGCTTGATGTACAACTCTTGATCCGCCGCGCTGGCCAGATTCAGGCCAAGCACCTTCTTCTTGTAATCCTCCATGGTCGTGGCGCCCGCCATGCCCAGCTTGCCCAGCGTATCGGCCACGGTCGACAGCACCGGCGCCATCTGCTCCGCCTCCGTCAGGAAGTTTTCAGCAAAGAAGCTGGTCCCGCTGCCGAGGGCATCGAGGCTGCCCGCCAACTTGACCAGGTTTTCGCGCGCGCCAATGGTGGCCACGCCCACGGCGCCAAAGGCATCTTGCGACGTGCGGCCGATCAGCTGCAGGGCCGCGTCGACGCCGACGTAATTGCCGGCCACCCGCTGCAGGGTAACGCTCAGCTCCTCGCTGCCTTGCTTGAACTGGCCAACGTTAGGCAGCAGTTCGACTGCGATTGCATTGCCTACCCCTTCAAAAAACTTGGTGACGGCTCCCAGCCTGTCCGCTTCCGTGGTGAGGCCGGTCAGGTTGATATTGAGCGCCTGGGCGCGCGTGGCCAAGTTGGACGTATCGATGCCCAGCGTATTGGCCAGGGTGGCTGACACATTGCGGATGGCAGCGTATGTTTCCACAAACGCATTGGACGTCGTAGCGTCGACGGCCTTGCGGTCCGTGTCCTTCTTGTCGCTGCGCAGCCAGCCGCCCTTTTGCGTCCATTTGGCATACTCGGTGCCACTGAACCCGGTACCGGACAGAGTCCCGGTAATGCCAGTCTCCCCGTACTTCTTTTCGCCCATGCCGAACACACGATTGCCAAGGCCTCCGATCAAGCCACCCAGCGCACCGCCAATGGCCGCGCCGATAGGGCCGCCCATGAAAGCACCAGCGACGGCGCCGATGCCGGTACCGACATTCACCGTAGAGTTGCTGCCGTACTGGCCAGATATCATCCTGCCACCCAGTACGCCTGCAGCAATACCGGCGGCCGCCGTAACTGCCGCTCCAGCGAAAGCGCCAGAAGTCAGTGCCGTGCCCGTTCCTGCCATGCCCGCCGATCCATAGGCTGCGGACGCTGCAGCCGCCTGCGCTCCCGTCATCCCCATACCAGCGCCGAAAGCGGAAACAGCTGACGACCCGAACAGATTGCCCAGGGTGGCGATGCTTCCGCCGATACCTGCGGCTACACCAGAGAATCCCTGCGTGGCAATGGTGTATGCCGTTTTGGCACTCTGTGCCAGGCTGGCGATACCGCCAATACCTCCGCCGGCCGCGCCGCCACTCAAGCCCAGACCATCGGCTGAGGCCAGGCCAGCAGCACCCGTGCCTGCTACAGACGCGCCAATGTTGAGAATCCACTTCTTGATGGTCATCTGATACAGCAGGTCGAGCAGACCATTTTTCAGGGTATCGCGCAGGCGATCAAAGGCGCTCTTGCCCGAATCGAAGATGCTCACGAATGTATCGTGCGCTGTGCGATCCAGGCTCTCCAACATCGCCTTATTCGCATCAAAGGCCATTGACTTTTGCGCACCTTCGCGCTGCGCTGCGGTAAGATTGCGAATCTCGGCGGCCTGGGCTCGCAACAGCTCCGCTTCCTTTTCACGCCCAGGAATGGTGGCCAGAATGGCAGCATCCACTTCCTTACGCTTAGCAATCTCTTCCTGCTGGACCGCATTAAAATCCGCGATTTGCTTTTTGCTTTTTCCGATCAGGCTATTGGCGTTCGTTTGCTCTAAGACCTGTTTTTTAATCGCCTCAACATCGGCCTCGCGTTTTTCCAGCAAGTCGGCATAGTCACTGGCCGCCGCGCGCGTGGCCTTGACGTCGAGCACGAATTGCTCGTTGGTCGCCGCGCGGCGCCGACTCGCAATTTGCGCGTCGATCAGCGCGGCCTGCCCTCGCAGCGAAGCCTGCTCTTTTTCGCTATTGGGCTTGCCCTTGGTCAGAGCCAGCTCTTCCAGCAGCTGAGCCTTGTGTCGATTGAAAGCCTTGATATCCAAATCAGCCACAGCCTGGGAGAACTCGATCTGAGCCGACAGACTGGTCGCCAGCCCGGCGTCACGGTTTGCCACCAGCGTCGCCATCGAGCGCTCGGAGACGACGTCCTCGATGGCGCTGCGGCGTCGGATCGCTTCGATTTGCGTATCGATCCCAACATTAAACAAATCCGTATATTTCTTTTGGATACCTAAAGCGCGCTCGCTCAACTGCTCCTCGGAAGCACCAGCCTCCAAGCCGCGGTTTCGGCTGGCCTCCAGCTCTTTCTCCATCTGCTGGCGGCGGGTCAGGTATTTGTCACCCTCCTTTGCCCAGTCGATAAAGCTATCTTGCAACTGCCGGTCAATCGCCTGTAACTGCGCATTCGATGCAATTGCATCCTTTTGGTCGCGCAGGAGCGCAACCTTCTTCTCGGCGGCGATCAGGTCGGCCTTGCCATCGGCACCAGCACCAACGAAGGTAAAACGCCGCTGCTTGGCCAGCTTGAGCGCTGCCTCCGCCTCCTTCAATTTCTCATCGAGCGTATCTTCCCGCCCGATGTTCAGCATGTAGTCCCAGGCTGTCTTTGCACCACTGCCCAACGACGCCCAGGCCCGCTCGAGGTAGCCAAGCGATTCCGTGACGCTCTTAGAACGACTTTCCATCATATCGGCATAGGCGTTTTGAGCCACTTTGGCGGCCTCAGTCGTCTTACCTTGATCTACCAGTGCATTAATCTGGCTGTAGGTTGAGGCAGTCAGAAAGCGGTACTTTTCATTTAATGACTCAAGCGCGTCAAGAGGCGCCTTACCCAACTCCGAAAAATCCTTCGCCAAATCGATGGCGCTAATACTTAATGCCTTCTGGGCGCGCACCGATACGGTTGCAAAGCGTTCTAGGTTCTCGGCAGCCACCTCTCCGGTTGCTGCAAGCGCGGCCAGCGATTCCGCAGCTGCACCTTGGGTGCCGACGCTTTTACTGATACCTCGTGCCATGTCGGCAAGTTGGCCGGCTGAGGTGCCCGCGGCATTTCCGGTCATCACCAGCGCCGTGCGGTACGCCGTGATTTCCTTGCTGCCCTGATAGTAGGCGACTGCAGCGCCCGCTACCGCTGCGACGCTAAGAGCCACAGCCGCAACCATACCAAGGCTCACAGTACCGACACCCCTCATCGCAATGCGGGTATTGGCAACGGCCTCCGCCGTCGTGTTCGCCTGGCCTGCCAAATCACTCAAGCCAGCCCCGACCTGCTCAATGCCCGCGCTCGCGGCTTGCTGTTCTTTAGCTACATCGGCAAGGGCGCCGCCCACGTCAGCAATGCCGGCAGCCGCTGACGCTGCCCCAGCCGACGACGAGAAGAAGGATGCCACTTCGCTACCTAATATCTTGACGGTGTTCGAGACACCACCAAACGCGTCTTTGATCTGTCCACCTTGCTGGATCAGCACCAAGAGGGGATTTTGCCCGCCTGCTAAACTGGTGAAAATGTCGGTCAGCTGTGCTGGCATCTGGCGCAGCGCAGCCGTGGTTTGCGCGGACGAAACGCCGAATTCCTTCATGACCGGGTCCGTCGCGCGCAGCGCGTTCTCGGCTAGCTTTTGCTTGGCCGCGACAGAGTCGAGCTGTGCCAGGTATGGTTTCAGCACATCGACACTCACGCCGCGCTGGCTAGCCAGTGTCTCGTAATACTTGGCGCTGGACTTCGACCCCGATTCCAGCGTCGCGATCGTGCGCTGGATGGAACCGATCATGCTGCGGGTAGCCGACTCCACTTTCTTGGACGACGCATCGCCGGCGCTGCCGATATCGCCAAACCCCTTGCCGGCCTTGCCGCTGAGGTTGTCGAGCGACTTGCCCGTACGGGTGCCGGCGGCGCCGATCTTGGCAAAACCAGATTCGGCAGCTGTCGAGTCCACGCCCACCGCAATGGTTGCGCTACCGATAATTTCTGACATGGCCATCCAATAAAAAATGCCACCTCATGGGTGGCGGATAAGTTGGTTGCTATTTCGAGGCATGGATAGCTCGAAGGGCCGCCTCTTCCATGATCTGGATCTGCAGTTCCAGATCCGCATACTCATCGGTGGATAGGCTCATGCGATCCATTTTATGGAACAGCACGCCATAATCGAGCCCGCTGGGCGCGCTCATGGAAGTGCGCCACTGTGTGGACAAAAAACCGAACAGGTGGAATGCCTGCACGTTCTCAGGCCACACGTCGACTGGCTCCGTCGCCACGTCGTCGAGCGTCATACCAAACGCAGCCAACTCCTTTTCATCCGGGCCGCGCTCGTAAAGCGCCGTGGCGACGGCCCTTAGTTTTTTGTGCGGGCGCCCGACAATTCGCGCATGTACGTCTCGATGATGGCGCGGGTAGAACCGATGTAATTTTCAGCCATCTTTTCAATGTTCTCAGCATCGAATGGCTCCTCCAGTTCCCAGCCGCTGGCGATATCCATGATGACATCGATGTCCTCGCGATCAGGCAGTCCATCGACAAATTCGCGGAACTGCTCCTTGGAACGGTGCTTGAAGGTGAACTCGACGTTCACGCTTTTCCCGCCTGGAACTGTGATGGAAACATCTGTTTTAAAGGTCGGTGCAGCGTTCAGGTTAAATTTTGGCTTTGCCATTTTCTTCTCTCAAATGTAAAAAGACCCGACAAGGTGCGACCAAGCGGGCTGAAAACCCGCCGGGTGGCGGGCGGGGAAATCGCAGTTGCGTGTTATTGCGCCGCGTAACGCACTGGCGGCGTCTTCAGGGAAAACGTCGCCGTCACGGCCATGACCTGATTTTTCGTGAAGGTGGGCGTCTCGTTCAACGACACGATGGTGTTGTAAAGAATCAGCGAGCCGCTGGGCAGGGCCGCAACGAGTGCGCGCGACGAGCGCGATTCAGCAGCAGCCTTGATGGCGATGTAGCCGGGCAAGGCTGGGTCATCCGCGATGTTCAGCGCAATCGACTGAGCGCTGGCCTGCGTGGGCAGCTGGCTGGCAAAATCATCTTCCAGGAAGCCGACTTCGGTGAAGCCCATTTCGCCGCCGCTCGAGGTACTTTCCAGCACCTGCGTGATCTGCTCCAGCGTTTCGATCTCGCGAACCGAGACGCGTGCGGCACCAGGACGGAACATCGCCGCATTGGTGGTGTCGGTTCCTTCCAGGGCGAAGGTGCCGGCCGCCGAAGCGCTGACACGGAAGACACGGTTGTTCAACTTGGACCAGCTCGACGTGACTTCTACCAGGTCGCCGTCTTGCAGCCCGTGTGCGGCCGCAGTGCAAACAGCGGGTTTAGCGTTGCTGACCGCTGTGACAGCAATCACTGCGCCATAGGTTTTCGCGAGTGACATCGTGGTGCCATTCGGCAAAGATACAGCCATGATAATTCCTTTCAATGGACGAAAAAAAACCGCATAAAGCGGCGGGGATGCCCATGAAGGGCCAAATTAAAGTAATGAATCCGGCGTTAAAACCAGAGTGAGAAGTCCTGCCTGGCACCGCGCAGCTCTGTTTCTTCGTCGTAGTCCGCTACTGGCGCGCCCAGCGGCGTCGCTTGCAGCGCGGTGACGGCGCGCAGCGCCAGTTCAGCCTGCTCCATCAAGGCTGACGCCTCGTTGCGAGCATCGGCCCAGGCACACAACTGCATGCGACTGTTACGCTTCGATGGAATGGTCAGATCGAGGAAATTGACCACGTCGCCGCCCACTTGCTGATAAACGATGTAAGGACGCGCCACTCCAGCCGGTGCCAGGTCCGGATAAACCCGCCCGCCAACGAGTTGGCGTAGCGCCTGGAACACTTGCGCTTCAATGGTCATTTCGGCGCCTTGGTTTCCGCCAGGCGCTCGGCCATGCGATCATTACCGGCGGTGATGGCCTCGTCGGCCAAAGCCATTGCCGGCCGCAAGAACGGATAGGCCGGCGCGCGCGAGTTGCCAAATTCGATCTGGTAGCCATGCGGTGCGCGTTTTTTGTTCCAGCTGACGTGATAGGTTTTCAGCGTTGTGCTGGACTGGTCTTCTGCATAAACGCGATAAATGGCGCTCAGCAACAGCCCGCTTTTGCGGTTTCGGGCGGCATTGCCGCGAGCACCTTGGTAAATCACAGTGGCCATGGCGGCGGCGCCGGCAAACGCGACGTCCGTCTGCACGCGCTCGCTGTATTCCCTGACTTTTTCAGCCAAACCATTCAGGGCCGAGGCATCGATGGTGAGCATTAAACAATTCCTTTCGAACACATCAGCGCCAGGGTGCGACCGTCCTGGCCCAGCACCGCTTCGATGTTGTAAATGATGTTGCCGTGCAAGACGCGCATTTTTTCCGCGATGCCTTCGCGGTGGCGAATCGTGATGGTCGATACCACCTGGTTCTGCGTGGCGCCTGCGGCGGCGAACTCGCGACCACTGATATCGCGGATACCTGCCCAAACCTTGCCATCCCCGTCAGCCAGAAAATTGACCCAACCGGATGGAAGGGGCTGGCCGGCGGCGTCCTGGCCGGCGGCGTGCACTTGAATAGTAACGCGCTTGTCGAGCCGCAGCGCCAGGCTCATACATTGCTCCGGCAGCCATCGAGCAGGCGCGCGATAAAGGGCGACGGCGCCGCCTCCTTCTCCGCGCGTGTGTTCGGGTCGAATTGGTCGACAAGCTTGGCCAACAGGTACAGCTGCACATTGGAGGGAACCTTGTCCGAAGTATCGCCGTAGCCGCATTCCACCGTCACTACCACGGCATGCGGCTCTGGCGATGTCAACGGCCAGGCCGCGCCGCGCGCCGGCACCAGTGCAGTCTTGTAGCGTGCAGGCACCAGCTTGTAGGCCTCCGGTACCAGCGTCTGCTTGGCGCCGTCGACGTCCAGGTAAGCCACTGACGTGACACTCAGCACGGGATGCGGCAGATCGATGGCGGCCGGGAATGCGTCCAGTCGCACCTCCCATGTCTGGCGCATTAGGCACTGGCCGATTTCATGCTCGGCGGTGGCTGTGATTCCCTTCAGCCACAGTTCCAGGGACTGATCCATGTAGTCGCCATCGATGCGCATGTTGGCGCGGGCCTGCTCGATAGAAACTGGTAGGATGGACGGCGGCACGATGCAAATAGCGCTCATGCTGGCGCCCATCCAGCGATCAGGCTGGTGATAATTTCGATTGTGAGCATGGTAATCCTGATGTGATAAGCCCGCGCAGCGGGCGACGCGCGGGACTAGACTGCTGGCCCTTAGAATCGCAAAGGCGCAAGCATTTCCGCAATGAACCGAGCGTAGATCAGCTGGCCGGCGGGGTTAAGGTGCGTCCGGTCGGTGTAATACGTGGCGTACCGGTTGTTATTTTCCGTATCCGTGAACGTGAATGGGCCGCCGACCTGGCGCATGTCGACATAGCCGACGGCGCCCACGGCTACCCAGTTCGCCTTCATGTAGGCATTGAACTCCAACATGTCGAGCTCGCCTTGCGCCGCCGTCTTTACCGGGTCCAGATATGAATTGCGTGGGATAGTGCCCAGGATGATAATTTTCCATGGGTGCAGCGCCAGGCGCGCATTGATGTATTCCATACAGTCCGCAATGGTCTGCGCGCCAGTCCGGCCCGGCGGGTTGAAGATTGAGTTTGTGGCCTCGCCGACGATCAAGATGTTGGTCTTGCCCTCCACCCATGCGCCGTCGACGTCGGTCGCCGTGGCGATCATTTGGCGGAATGTCTGCCCGGCGCGCGCCACATTGGTGATGGCCAACCTGTCGTTGATCGGCGCCATCGCCGCGAGGTCGGGCAGCACCTCGGGCGAGACGGAGACGGCCAGCAAAGAATTGCCATCTGCAGTCACGGCCACGCGCGCAGGGCTGAAGCCCGCGCCTACGGCTAGGGGGATCAGCAGCATCATGCGGCCCCGATGATCTGATCGGCGGTCAGCGCACCCACCTTGGCCACTTGAACGTGGTAGCGGATCGATGCGGCCGAGATCGCGTTCCATGTGTAGATGATGGTCCATGTTGCGCCACCATCTTTCGAGACCTCGGCGAAAAGGTCGGTCCCAGCGACCCGCAGGCGGATGTAATCGCCGGCAGCAATGGCCATAGCGACGGTAGCGGCCGTGCTAGCGCCGCCATTGATCACCCGGTAGGTGCCAGTGGCCGGAGCAAAAATAGCGTGGTTCAGCGAGGTATAGACGACCGGCGCAGCCGAGTCGTCTAGCCCAAGCATTACCTCATGGTTAGCATCTGGGCTGAACAAGACGATGGCGGCGCACGAGCCGTCAATGCCGACCTGGCGCGATTTCGTCGCCACGCCGCCCATAGCCGTGCCGAAAGATGTGTTGTTTCCGGTGTAAGTGTAGGGGGCGGCACTGCCACTCTCGACGGCATTAACGAGGCTCGCGAACCGAGCGGTGCTCGATGCTGGCGTCGCGCTGGCGGTGTAGGTCAGATTGGGCGGATTGGCCAGCGCGCCGTTGTTGGCGAAGCCGATCGTTTTGACGCCGTCGGCGGCAGCGTTGACCGTGAACGTCGCGCTCGGCGCGGCGGTGGTCAGCGAGACGCTGGCTGGCGTGAACGTACAGCCGGCAGCTGAAGGCGTGACCGTGACCGCAGACGCGGTCGTGCCACCAGTCGGCGACAGTGACAGCGTGAAGGCGCCCGACGCGGCGCCTGTGACGCCCGTACTAGGGCCGCTGGCCGTGATCGCTGTAGCGGGCGTGACGACAACCTGGTTGATCGGCTGAGAAATCGAGTAATAGGCGCGACTGCCAACCACAAAGAACTGAATCAGGTTGGTGCAACCAGCAGTGTTGACCCATCCGGACGACGAAGAATGTTCCTCGAAGCCCGAATAGGTAGGCTGGTTGACTCCGTTGGCCACCATTTCGGCAATACACGACGCGCCCGACATCGCCCCCACAGGGCTGAAGGCGATGGGGCCAGTCACAGCCTGACGGGCCATAACGGAGATCGCACCTAGAAAAACGGTGGCCGAGAATGGGATGTTGGCAGCTATGGCGGAGCCGCCCAATGGAATTACGGTATTGTCGGGGCCAAGCAGGCCGAGCACGTTACCTGCAGGATCAAGTACAAAGTTTGCAATGCGGTATTGATTCGGAAGGACTGGCGGCACATACGGTGCGCCGCCAGTCAGGTTCGTTGATGCCATTTTGGCAGCGATGAGGCCCGCCTCGGTGCTGGCCTCGAGCGTGACAATGGCATTTGCGGGATAGATTCCGGAGGCGGCAAGGAGGCGGATCGTCATGACTTAGGCTTTCAGGGATACTGCGTAGTCTACTGCGGCAGGATCGGTGTCGACCGTGCCGACCAGTGACGCCGCCAGGTCGACACCGAGTTCGACGACGTCATTCGGCTCGCCGTAGGCGCAGGAGACCAGGATGCGAGCCTTGACGATTGGTCCCGCCGACTGCTCAGGTGTGCTGGTGGAATTATTTGTCTTTGCCATGATGTTTTCCTGTTTCAATGTAAAAGAGACGGGCCGAAGCCCGCCCATGCCGGTACGATTAGGTCGCGCTGTTGGTGTAGACCTTCACTGCGGCAGGCTCGACCAAATTACCGCCCGAACGGGTCCAGCCGCAGAAACCGACCTGGCCCAGCAGCGCAAAAGCCGAATCGTCGAAGCGGCGCATGGTGGTGGTGTTGGCCACATCGCGGATCATGTACTTGCTGAAATCGCCGAACGCGATCGATTTTGCATTCGCGGCCATCACAGCCATGTCGTCGTTGATGGCAACAGCAAAACCCAGCAGCGAGTCTGGCGCGCCCACGTCTACGCTCGGCACCCAGATGGGACGGCCGGTGGTATCTTTCAGTTTCGATACCGTGGACACCGACAGGTCGTTCATCATGAACTTCGCAGCCGAACGGTAGGCGCGATTGATCGAGTGCTTCAGGTCGACCAGGTCGTCGTAGGTGATAGTGACGGTCTGACCAGAGGCGCCAATTTTGCCGATGCCTGCTTTCGGGATCATGCCGTCTGGTTGCGTGGTGCCGGTGCCGACTGTGTAGTGGCGATTCTGGATGCGGGCAATGCGCGTAGCCAGGCGGTTGATAACCAGGGCGATCACGTCGATGGCGCTGTCCTGGATCAGCTGCAGCGGCAGGGCGATTTTCTTCGACGAGTACATGAAGGTATTCAGCGGCACAGTACCGAAAGTAACGTCCTGGCCGTTGACAGGCTGGTTCTCGCCAACGATTTCGCCCTCCTCGCCCGTGCCGTCGCTCGTCGGAAAATTCAGGCCGGTGCCTGTTTCGGTGGTGATCACCTCGGCCACTTCGCGCATGCCGCCGAATGCCTTCAGGCGTTCGATCACCATTTTGGCGATTTCGGTCGGCACGGTGTAGCCGCCTTCGGTGGCCACCGTGGTGGACATGGCATTGCGGATGGCCACGGCCTGCTCGGCAGTCACGTTCGAACCTTGGCGCATGTACAGTGCCACCGCCACCAACGAGGTGATCTCGGTGTCGTTGGCGTTGCCCGCTGGGGCTGCGGCGAAGTAGTTATCCGCATCAATTTCGCGCATCTTTTCCAGCGCGCGGATCTGGCCTTTCACCAACTCAATTTCGTTGACGAAACCGTCGAACTGCGCCTGCTCTTCCTTGGTCCAGGTTTGATCGCCTTTATTAGCGAGCAGATTGTTCGATTGCGTGGCGAGGTTGGCAATCTTCTCGCGCAGGGCTTGGATAGTTTTCATGGTCTCTTTCAGCATAAAAAAAGGAGCCAGAGGCTCCTATGGGTTGAGGTGTCCGACCTCGGCGGGCGTAGCGCGAGAGGCGTTACAAAGCTTGCAGCAGTGCCAGGCGGTTAGCATTGGCCCGTTTCATACAGGAGGCCGTGACGGCCGGGGCCGGGTTCGGTGCAGGCGCAGCAACGGCGGGCGCTGCTGGCGGCGCGCTGATGGCCGCAGGCGCCTTGGCGAAGGCGGCTAGGTTGTAGGTATTACTGACCTTTGCGGTCGACTGCAGGCGATCGACAAACCCGGCGGCGATGGATTCGGCAGCGGTGAACCACGTTTCAGCATCCATCCAGGCGACGATCTGGTCGAGTTCCTGCCCTGACTCAGCCGCATATTCGGCAGCGATGGTCGCTTCCAATTTCTCCAGCAGATCGGCGCGCTTGCGCAGGTCATTTTTGTCGCCGTAAGCACCGCCGCTGGCTGGGTGGATCATGAAAAAACCACCGTCCGAAATCTCGACCTCGTCGCACGCCAGCGCGACGCTGGTCGCGGCGCTGGCGGCCAGGCTATCGATATGGGCGATGGTTTTTCCAGCGAAGCGCTTGATGGCCTCGATGATGGCGCGCGATTCAAACACATTGCCACCAGGTGAATTAATGCGGATATGCAGAGTAGCGGCGTCGCCGGCCGCCGCAATGTCGGCGATGACGGTGTTTGCGCTGACACCCCAGTACGGGTCGATCACATCGTAGATGTACATCGTGGCCTCGGCCTCGTTGCGCACCATGTTGATGATCTGGCGCTCGCGCTTGGCGTTGTCCAGGCACAGTTGGAGAATTTTGTTCATGGCTCTGCATTTTCCTTTTTTGTGGATGGTTCGGCCGGTGCGACGACAATACGCGGCGCGCTGTATACCTCATCGCCGCCAGCGACCGGCGGCAGGCGTTTGATTCTGCGCACCTCGTTCTTCGACATGAAGCCGTCGCCAGCACCTGGACCACCCAATGCGAGGCGAAAGTAGGTGCCTTGGGCGGCGCTGTCGCCTTCCGTCAGGGCATCACGGTAAAACTCGACAAACTTACCTGTGTCACGTGGGAACAGCTTGCGATTCAGCTCCTGCTCGATCTTGCGCAGCCAGGGATTCAAGGTGTACTGGACGAAGGCGCGGCCGATGCTCTCGATGCCTGAGCCCCAGGAAGTGGCGCCCGTCGATTCGTTGATCATGAAGCCTGGTACGCCGAAGGCGCGCGCGATGTCGAGGATCTGGAACTTGCGCGCCTCCAGCAACTGGGCGTCCTCGGCCGACATGCTGATTTCCGTCGCCTTCATACCATTCTTGAGGATAAGCGGCACCTTGTGCGCGTTGCTCAGTCCGGCATATTTATTAACGAAGGCGTCCTGCAACAGTGCCACTTGCTCCGGGTCGATATTGGTGTCCGTGCTCAAAATCATGGAGGGGTGCGCGCCACCCTCGAAGAACTTGCCGCTGTATTCATCCATGGCCAGGGAGTTGCCAATCGCGTTGCGCGCGCCGAACTGAATCACCGACATGGAGCGCATGATCTCCTCGTCGAAATTCAACCCAGGGAAATGCAGGATGTCAGCCGGATCGAACCAAGTAGATATGCCATGCGATGGCAGATTCACGTAGTAACGCACGCCAGACGGCAGGCGCACCGGCGACACCGCCCCCCAGGGTAAGGGCAGTAATTCGCGGATATCGCCCCGTACGCCGCGGCGGATCAGCGTGTGCGCGTCGCCGCGCAGCAGCTGCTTGGTGGATACGCCTTCCCAATGGCTGGCACCGGTGCAGTCTGGCGAGGGCTGCTCGTTGAGCAAATACCATAAGCCGTCGCGTGGCAATTGCTCAGGGATCTGCCCGCCCGACAAGCGGTAGACATTCAGCGGCATGCTGATGATGGCGCCGGCGATCTTCGCTACGCAAGCGGCTACAGCGGAGGCACGCATGGCGGTTGTGGCGTTGACCGTGGTACCGGCTACACCGGGTGCCACGCCGAACGCATCCATGACGGTCTGGCTATACGACAGATTCGACACATCGCGCGCGACGGCGCGCTCGGCCATCCAGTTGGTGAGGATGGTGGAGCCTCCCGACCTGGCGCGCCGCTGCACCTCATCCCACGATGTATTTTTGCTCATATGTCAATAAACCAATCTTTGATTTCAGGTTCGGCGTGCAGCACCCTGCCTATCGCCATCATCAGCGCCACGGCACCGTCGATTTTGTTGTCCTCGCCCTGCTTGATCGGTCGCACCACATCATCGTTTCCCGGCAGGTGCTTGCCGATCACATTGGAGATACACCAGGTCATGATGGGGTTGCCGTCATGATGGAAGCGGCCCGACGCGATCGCAGCCTCCAGTTCCTTCATCGGGTCGCTCATGTTGGTGTAGTTCTGGGTGATCGTGATGGCGGTGAGGCCCTCATCATCCAGCTGGTGCGCCAGACCGGTGGCGCCATGCGGGTCGATCGCGCTTTCCATCACAGGCGACACCTTGTTCACATCGAGTGCGGCCGCCAGAATCTCGCGGTAGTCCACCTCGGCACCATCAGTGGCATCAAGCAGGCCGGCATTCACCCACGCCTGGAAGCGCTCCGACATGCGCTTGTTGTCGTCGTTCTGGACCGTTTCTTCCGGTACCCAGAACTTCGGCCCGACGCTGTAATAGTGGCGCTTGCCGTCGATATCGCGGTGGTGCAGCTTGGCCATGCTGTTCATGTCCAGTTTGCGCGCCAAATCGAAGCCCAGCGTGCAGGACTGGCCTTCAAACATTTCATCCGTCAGCGTTTTATCCTCGCAGGCGCGCCACAACTCCAGGTTGAAAAAACCCGTCTTGGCCGAGGTCCACACGTTCAGGTGCTTGGTCTTGAACGTGTTGGTGAAGCGCGCGCTGCGGATGGCCTTTTGCTGCTGGCTTTCCAGGTACGACTTGAATACCGACACGCCCATGTTCGGGTTGGCCTTGGCCAGCACGCCAGGATCGGTCCAGACATCGCCCTCATCGATAGTGAAAATCCAGCCGAAGAGCTCGTCGTCCGGCACGGTCCCTTCCAGCATTTCGATCACCTGGCGGCGCTTGTCGTAGCACGGCCCCTCGATATTGGCCCCTGCAGTCGTGATGATCAGTATCAATGGTTGCCTGCGTGCCCCCATACCGGTCAACATGGTTTCGTACAGGGAAGCGCTATCGTGCTCGTGATACTCATCGATGATGGCGCACGATGGCGAGGCTCCGTCGCCAGGGTTGCCGATCAACGGCTCGAAGCGACTGCCATCCTCTGGCAACGCCAGGCTGGCGGCGTTGACTTCGATGCCGAACGCCTCAACCATCAACGGCGAGCGCTTCACCATCAGGCGTGCCGGTCGGAAAACCTCCCAGGCTTGCTTCTCGGTGGTGGCACCGGAATACACCTCAGCGCCGAATTCGTCATCGGCGATGAACATACCCAGCGCCACGCCGGCACCGATCACGCTCTTGCCGTTCTTGCGGCAAACCTCCCAATAACTTTCCCGGAAGCGGCGATAGCCGGTTTTCTTGTGCCTCCAGCCGAATGTGCAAGCCAAGCCGAATTTTTGCCACGGCTCCAGGGTGACCAGTTGCCGCTTGAAGCCCCATTCACCCTTGGTATGCGGCAGCAACTCGATAATCCGCAACTTCTTTTCTGCTTCCGCTGCGTCAAACTTATACGCATAGCCCCGGGTGCGACTAGCGGCCAGATCATTCAGGTGACGCTGGCAGGCCAGTTTGACCCAGCGGCATGCCGCAATGCGTCCAGCGACGATATCGCGGGCGTATTTATTCGCCTGGTCGACGCGAGGGTATTTCTTTTTCTCAGCCACCGACCGCCTCCAGCCAGGGATTGGAGCCCTTTCCTTTTGCCGGGGCGATCAGGCGCTGACGACTGGCCGGATCCAGGCCCAGCAGCGAGCCGAACGTTACCATCTGGCGCCCTGCCTCGTTCAGCGCAGTCAGCGCTGGATTCTTGATCGGCCCGCCCATGGCGCCCGCAACCACGATGCCATTCTCGGCGACGTGTTTCGAGGCTGCGCGCCAAGTCCCATAGGCCGTACAAAATGCCTCCAGATTGTGCAGATCAGTCACCTGCAACACCTTTTGCTTGAGCAGTGGCGGTGCTACACGCAGCCACATGTCGCGCGCTTCGCCGGTAATCCACTCCGGCGGATCGATGTTGGTGGCGAGGCCGAAGTCCGGCTCGTTGGTATTTAGCGCGCGCTTTCCCGGGTTGCCGGCCGCCAGCTTTCTGGCGACCGGCTTCGGTTTTCGGCCCCGACCGGCAACGTTTGCTATGCCGCCCATCGACGCCCTTTTGAATATTTAATTACGCGGGTACAAAAAAATGACTACATGGCCGGTCTGGGTCGTTTTCGGTCCAGACTTTTTGATGCCCCCATGCAACATTTCACCCATGCAACATGTCTCTTTTTCACAACAAATGGTAATGATAGCGATTCTCATTCGTTTCGTGCTTCGAACGGGGTAGATTGCCCAATTAAAATATTAGCAAATATACATTTACTTGCGCCGCCCGAACGCGCCGTCTTCGGTCGCGGTCTTGCGGTCGTGGTGCGGCTTGCACAGCGGCTGCCAGTTGTGTTCGCTATCCCAGAACAAGGCCTTGGCCTTGGTGATGGCAGCGGCATCGCCACTATCCAGTGCGGCTTTCAGCTTGTGATTGATGATGTGATCGACCACCGATGCGGCAACAGCGCGGCCCTCTTCCATGCAATGCACGCAGAGAGGGTGCTTGGCCAGATAGCCGGCGCGGGCCTTAGCCCAGGTCGATGTGTAGCCGCGCTCGTGCGCCGTGCCGCGAGCCTGCATGTCCGCTGCCTGGCGCGCCTTCGTATGCTTCTCGCAGTGCCCGGGTTTGTCGAGCAGAGCGCCGCAACCCGCTTGGCGGCAGACTGACTTGGGACGGCGCGGCATCAGTCGTGCGCTGGCGGCGAGCGGTCCAACATAATATTTGCAATCGCAGCAAGATCTCCGGCAGTCAACATCAACGTAACCTTGACGCCAAATACTGTATTGGCGCCAGTGACCATCTCCATATTGGGGTCGGTCGTATTGGGCAACTTAAAGTGCTGAGCTACCGCACACGCAAAGTCGATACCAGTGTGAAGGTCATTCTGATTCATGGCCGAGCCTTTCAGTAGGACGTGGCGTCAGGTACCAGCCCCGCCGCCGCACTGGTGGCGCATGCAGGGCAATGCGTCAGCGCTTGCAGAAGCCGGCGCGCCTCTTCAGCCTGTGCCAGTTGCGCGGCCATCTGGTCGATGCGGCGCATGTCGCCAGCTTGGATGGCGCGGATGATCATGTCTCGGTAGTGACGCGGGCTCATCGAACACCTCAAATAAAAACCACTGCCGCTCGATTGCGGTCAGCGGCTAGAGTCAACCAAAGTGGAATGATATTTCTTCATCAGATCACGTCTGCCAATGTTTCAATCTGATAATATCAATTTGCTTTTTATTTTTTATGCTATCAACTATCACTTACGAAAGAAAAACATGAATACTGAAAAACTTAACCAGTTTGTTTTCTCGCAGATGGTCATGCAAAAAGCGAAAGCTCTTGCGGCTACCGAGCATGGCAAGGCTGTCAGCCCATCGGATGAGCATATTCTAAAAGCAGTCAAGGAACTGTACGCGGAGCAGGATGCCGTAAAGCGTGTGACGGAATCATCCGCGACGGAGCCAAAAGTTCGCTTTCTGTAAGCTTGCTGACTCCGGTCGCAAAAAAGCCCGCATATTGGCGGGCTTTTTAATTAAGTAACTGCTTGGCGCAGTTCTCACGTGTATATAAAAGTGGACTATACCGGACACGTTTGTCCGGCGCAAGCCTCTTGCACTAAATCACCGCACATTCCAGCCAGCTGCGCATCAGCGGCGCGCTGGGCGCGACCATCCAAGTCCTTGAGTGCTTTGTGGATACGCGCCTTCTGGTCGTATGCGGTGGCCTTTGCCACGTTCAATTCTTTCGCGGCGGCCGTGATCGACACTCCTCGCTCGAAGAACGACCGAATAATCGCGCCGCGCATATTCCTGATGGTCAGGCCTGTGCAAACGCTGAGCGCCCACTCGGCCAGCTCGGCGATTGCTTCCCGGTATTGCTCGGTCATCTTGTCTTTATTCAGGCAGCAAGGGCACTCTTCGTAGCGCGGCGCGTAGCGCGCAGTAATGCAGGCCCGCTCCAGCGGCGTCATCTGTGCCAGCCGCGTCAGGATAATGCCGGACTGGCCGGCGCCATCCAGCGAGACCAGGCCCTTGCCCGATCCGCCCCCGCCGCCCTTCATCAGTTTCGACATGGGAGACAGTGCGTACTGTTGGGATGAATAGTTGTACGCGAACATCAGCGCGTCGTGTGTGTTTTTGAAGAGCTCTTCCATTTCAATCCCTGTGCTGTTGCAAATTAATCCGACGAGCAGCTGTTGCCGCTATCCGACGAGCCTGAAGACGAATCGCTGCCGCTGGACGAGCACGCGGATCTGCTCCAGTCACCCGATGCACCACCGCCGTCGAAGGTGCCGCCGCCACATGCCGGCGGCGCCGTGACGCTTTCTAGGGTGCCAGTAAACACGTCGCCTTGCGCGGTGTATCCGTCGAACGGCACGCTGGCCAGGCCGGCGCGGCGCGGTGGTTCGATAGTGCTGGCGCGCGCCCGCTGCGCATCCAGGCGGCGCCGGTCCTCGGCGCCCATCCGGGCGTCGATGATGGCGCGCCAGGCGGCGTCATCGCGCGCCTTTTGCTCGGCCGCCTTGCGCGCTTCGCGGCGCTTGGTCCAGGGGAATGTGAAGTTGAACATTTTCGTCCTTTCGTTGTTGGTGGTGCTTTTGACCGATGATTCACAATAATCATGAACATGAGGAAATATGCGGCGTTGCGGGATGGTCTTCGCCACTTTCCCGCCAACGCTTTTGCCATTTCCTATGCTGGGTGCAGCGTCACCGCCAGGCTCAACTGCGTGGCGATGTGATGCTCCAGCGTCGCGCCGCGCGACACCTCCCAGCCAGGCAACAGGTGGATACGGTCGCATGTCACCAGCTCGGCGATATCACGGCGCATGCACTCTTCCCACGAAGTCGTCTGATCCGGGTTCACCTCGGCTGGGTTGATCACGGTGTGGCCCTGGGCGCGTAGCTCAGCGGTGGCCACGTGGAATGCGGGAAAGTTGAGACCGGGCAGCCCAGTCATCGGGCCTGCGATGTAGACTTTCATGGATTCCCCTTCTCGCCCGTGGGCATTTGGTTGGCGGGCTTCATGAAAACAAGCCAGTGCGTCATGCCGCTCCTGCCGGATACCTGCCCAAATAATGGCGCGCAAGGTGTGAGCGCCAAGACTTCAGCCAGCTTCACCTGCGTTTCATTCCACTTGAACACCAGTACGCCGTGCGGCTCCAGCACCCGGAAGCATTCGACGAAACCAGCGGCAATATCCGCGCGCCAGTCCGGCGAAAGCTTGCCGTACTTCGCCGCCAGCCAGCTCTTTGGCCCTGCCCGCTCCAGATGCGGAGGATCAAACGCCACCAACTTGAAAGCGCCATCTGCGAAAGGCAAATCACGGAAATCAATCAACGTATCCGGCTCGATGCGCAGCGTGCGTGTACCGTCGGGGTGGTGCGTACGGTCCGTTACGACCAGCGTTTCCGAACGCTTGTCGCCAAAAACAGCTCGCCGGTCTGCTTTGTCGAACCACATCATGCGGCTGCCGCAGCATGGGTCAAGAACCAGCGGCGCACTCACATATTCGCTCTGCGCGCCTGCAAGTAGGTCAATGCTGCTCATGCTGTTCATTCTGTTTGCTCCAAAAAGGTAATTTCATTCGGCTGGCGCGGTGTCGCGTCGCCCATCAGGTAAATAATTGTCGATATCCCGCCGCCCAGCACCTGGGGATACATGCTGTGCAAGTGGTGCTGCTTGCCGGCGAACAGCACGGGCTGGCAGGTGTAGAGCGCACGCAGCAAAGCGCGATCGCGCTTGTACGCCGCCTCGGCCGGGGTTTCCTGCGCCGGTGCTGGCGTGCGGGCGCTCATTCGGCCGCCAGCCAGCGGCGGGCGAAATGCGCGACCGGGCCGTCTTCGGTATCGAAAATCGCCAGCACGAACCAGCCTTCGCCATCAGGCGTCGTAGGCTGCCAGTCGGTCACTACGCTTGGGGCGCCGTCAGCTTCCATCCAGACCATTTGCATGCTCAGGCCCTGGGCATCGAGCCAGGCCTTGTAGTTCGTCTCATCCCCTTCGTAAAAGATGGGCATGTCAGGGTGGTAGTACTCGCCATCCGCATTGCGCACCACCGGCGCCGCTTCAATTTTCGTGTCCATATTTCCCTTTCGATTTAATGGTGTTGCGAGATGGGGGACCCGCGCAGCGCGGCGCTTTTCCCATACAACTGATGACTGATGATAATCATCAACGTTTGTATCCATGCGGCTTTGCGGGGTGGCTCCCGCCACTTTCTCGCCACGCCCAAAACCGATTTTCTCGGCGATATCGTTCTGCGCCTGCGCCGCCGTCTCCCGGTTTTTCTCCAGGTAGGCCATGGTGGTCATCGGCGACTTGTGGCGCATCACCGCCTGGATGGTCTGGATCGGCACGCCCTGCTCCGACAGCATGGTGGCGAACGTGCCGCGCAGCCTGTGCGGCGTGATGCCCTTGATCTTGCAGCTCAGGTTGGCGGACTTCATGGCCTTGCGCGCGAAGCCGGGCGGGTGCTGCTGGGCGCCGCCGCGCTTGCCGGCGATCAGGCCCTCCACCTGGCGGTGCGGCGCCAGCTGCTCGACCAGCCAGGCCGGAACAGGCACGGGCTCGGCCTCGCGGCCCTTGGTGATGCCGGGCGTGTAGGTGGCGCGCTGCCAGTCCAGCCATTCCCAGCGCGCGCCGGCCGCCTCGGACTCGCGCAGGCCCAAGCCGAACATCAGGCGAATGGCCGTGGCCACCGATGGGTCTGCGCGTGTGACCTGGTCGACGGCTGCAAACCACTCGGCCACGGCCACGATGGGCAGAATCGAGCGGGGCCGCTTCTGCACCTTCAGCATGCGCACATGCCATGGAATGGACCTGATCAGCTCGCGCTTCACTGCCCAATTGGCGATCAGCTTGAGCACGCGCAGCCAGTGGTTCGCGCTGGCCGGCTTGTGGTCGACCAGGTGCAGGTTGCGCGCCAGCTCGATGTGGCTGGTGGTGATCTGGTTCAGCGGCAGGTCGCCCAGGTCGTAAAAATGCAGGCGCGCCGTCGTCTCCACGCTGCGCTGGTGCGCGGTGCTGCTGATCGGGCCGTTCACCTCCAGCCATTCCTGCGCCATGGCCGCCAGCGTGGGCACGACTTTGCCGCCGTTGGCCAGTGTCAGCGCCTCGTCGAACGCGCGCTGCGCCACCGCGTTGGCCTTCGCCTTGCTGCTCTCGCGGGTGCTGCGCTGCACGCGCGCGCCAGCGATCTGGAAGCGGTAGTGGTAATTCTTGGCCTTGCCGGCCCGGAACAGGTGAAAACTCATTCGTGTCTTTCAAATAATGCCAAGGGCGGTCTTGGCGTTGGTGATCTGCATGGCCTGCAGCGACTGATCGCCTTTCGCCAGGCGCGCCATGATCTTTCGCGCCCACGTTTTGTGATCGAAATGCGTTGCCCGCGCCGACTTGGTGACGCCGCTGGCCTCCAGCTCGGCCAGCATGCGGGCCGCATCCTCGCGGGAGAGACTGCCCTTCCCCGGCGCTGGCAGCGCTGGCGCCGGCGCCGGGATCTCGGCCCACTCGGCGCGCGCCAACTGCGCGCTCAGCGTGGCCGCCCACCGATCCTTGACCTGGCCGTACGACTGCATCATCAGGTCGCGTGAAAGCAGCATCGCCGACCAGTAGATCGCTGGGTGCGACCAGACGCCCCACTCGCCCTTGTGGCGCGCTTCGATGCCGACGATGGCCTCGTGGTACGCCGGTACCGGGTCGGCAAACGGCTTGCATGCCTGGATGAATTCGGCGCAGCTCGGCGGCTTCTGGTAACGCAGGCGGCAGGCCTTCAGGCCGACGGAGGCCTCTTTCGGGCTGATGCCCTCCTCCTCGAAGGCCTCGACCCACGACTCAGACCAGTTCGTGAGCGCCGCTTCGCTCGCAAAATTGGACGAGAACCAGTGCGGATAGGCGCCGTCCAGGCGGTTGTACAGGTGCTGGATCATGGACACGCCAAGCTTTGGGTGTACGTCGAACCAGCGCGAGTCCGGCGCTGTGCTGGACTGGCCAAGAAAACATTTTTGGCTGCCGGCAGTTGCAAGTGCGCTCATGTCGAGCTCCCAGGTTGCTGCCGGCCACGATTGACGAATGCGGTCGGGTCAAATTTCGCCGGGCGCCCTGCCGCTGCGCCGTGCGGTGCGCGCTCGTTACGCACCCAGTTGCGCCAGGTGGCCGGCCAATCCGCCTTGCGGCCCTTGACGCCTGGCTGGGCAATCCAGTAATCGCGGAAGCGCTGCTCGGTCTGGGTCGGCACCAGGTCGGGCCGCTCGGCTTTGCAAAATTCGATATCGTCAGCCGATGCAGACCAGTCCGCAGGCAACCGCGACGCGGTGGCTTTTGCTTCTGCTTTTGACGTTGCCTTTGCTCTTATCTTCTCTTCTGTATCTGTATCTGTATCTGTATCTGTATCTAGGGCGTTACTTTTCTGTTGCGGTAACGTTACATGGCCGTTTCGTGTGGCTTCTTCGGCTGCTTTCTTGGCCGCTCGGTGCTTCGCCACCCTCTGTGCGCTGGTGTCTGAGCTGAACTGGCGCTTTTCCCAGTTCAGCAGTTCCCACGCCTCGTTGATGAAACCTTTCGCGAGGAAAAGCGCCTTCGTTTCTTCAAGTTGCGCGGCGTCGATACGCAGATGAAACGCAATTTCATCTGCGTGTAACGTTTCAAGCGCGTTACTGCAACGCATGCACATCAACATGACGTAACGACGCTGCATTACCTCGGGCAGCATCTGCACCTTCGGGTCGTGCGCGAACTCGGCATACATGCGGAACCATGGGTTAGCCATTCTTCAAGCCCACCCTACCGGCTTGTATGGCGCGCGTGTGCGCCAGGTCGTCATTCAAATGCATATCCAGCCTTCCATCCAGCCGTGAATGGGGTCGGGGCGTGACCGGCGGGCTGGATTCGCCAGGTCGCAGCCGCGCAGCCGCTGCCCCGTTTGAAATCGTCACTTCTCCGCCATGCCTTTCAGTCGGGCCGCCATTTCGTTGAGCGCCTGCACTACGCAGTAAATGGCCGTCTCGACCCGTGGCAGCTCGTGCTTTTCCACCACGCCATCAGTCAGGACCGCGTGCACCTCGGCGCCAACCACCCCGCTGGCTGACCACACCTGCGTCACCAGCTCGAGGATGGCCATGTCCGACGCAGTCACGTCTTCCTGGGCCTTGATGCAGATGTAGCCATGGTTGCGCGCCAGGGCGTGCAATACCGCGTGGTCACCAGTCAGGGCCATCAAGCTGTCCAGTTCGATCGGGCTGAGGTAGTTGGTCGTACTGTTCGGGTTGGCCTTGTTGCGCAGGATCTGGGCGCGGAGGCCCATACGTATGGCCAGTGCCTCAACGCCGCCAGCAGCGCCGTGGACGGTCTGATAAATCGCGTCACGAATATTCATTTAAGCGCCTAAAAACAAATGAGGAAGTTTCTTATGGACAATGTGATACTTCTGCATAAATGATCAATTTTGAAGTGGATCGGATGAGCAAGATTTTCGGCCCAGATTTACCGTATCTCGGGCCAAATTCTTTCCCAATCGTCGGGGCGAAGGTCCTTGCGGGTTACCTTCCCCTCGGTGGCCTTTTCAATTTCCACGCAACGCTCAGGGGGCACGGGCCTCAGCCCATTTGCCCACTGGCTGATGAGCACGGGAGTAATGCCAAGTTTGTTGGCCAAGACGCGCTGAGAACAATGATGTTTCGTGTAGTCAATGAGTTTCATGCGTCAACTATAGCAATTTGCTTTTGCCCGGTCAATAGCAAATTGCACATTCCAAACAAAAGCATCTTGCTATTAAATGACAGAATGACTACCTCAAAAGAATTACGAATCGAAAACCTTCGTGCTCTGGTGCGAGAGTTCCGCACTGCGGATGCCGTCGCTCAGCTGGCCGGCACTGCCCCGATGTACCTGAGCCAGATATTGAACGGCGCAAAGTCGTCAACTGGCACCCCGCGAGGGATCGGTGACGCACTGGCGAGAAAACTCGAATCGGGGTGCGGGAAGGAGTTGGGATGGCTCGACAGGCGTCACGAAGAAGAAGGAAACGCGCCACTCACCATGGGGCAAGCAATGCAGTTAATGCCAGGCTCAGTGCCTGTGCGCTTAACTGATACGACAGACCAGAATTTCTACGCGATCCCCAAGGTTAAACTACAGCTCTCTGCAGGTATTACTGGGTTTCAAACAATCCCTGAAATCCATGATGGAAGTACTTTAATGGTTCCAAAGAACTGGGTTGACCGAAATGGATACAACCCATCAAGATTGATAGCACTCTCAGTGAAGGGCGAAAGCATGGAGCCCAATCTTTACGACGGCGATCAGGTAATTGTTAATGTGGCGGATACCAAACTGGAAGACGGCGTGGTATTTGCAGTGAATTATGAGGGTGAATCGGTTATTAAGCGACTTACACGAGATCGCGGCGAATGGTGGCTTACATCTGACAATCATGATCAACGAAAATTCCACCGAAAAGGGTGTCGCCATGGAGAGTGCATCATCGTGGGGCGAGTTGTCCGCAGGGAAACCGACCGAATTTGATAAAACCGTCCTTCAAAAGAAAAGATACTTATGATAAAAATATTTGAGAATCCTGCAAATGGGTATAGAGAAGAGCTATCAGGAATGTCGTCGTTGTGGGTTGTGCTTTTCGGAGCCCTTTACCTTATCTACAAAGGTGTCTGGACACATGTTCTTATTTGGTTCCTTTTGCTGCTGATTCCCGCAATTGTCACCGGCGGTCCTGGGCTAATTATTTCAGCTCCACTTGTTACGATCGTTTATGCGTGCTGCATCCAGGGAATTATTGAGAAAAAGTACCTTAGAAGTGGATGGAGACAAGTCTCTGCGGAGCAGCCCATCGCCGAGCAACCACCACTGCAGCGGCCGCCGGAAACCAATTTGTTCTTGCGCAAGTGCCCATCATGTGCGGAAGAGATCCAGATTGAGGCGATCAAGTGCAGGTATTGCAGCACCGAACTAACCTGACCCTACCGACAGAACAAGACACAACCTCATTAATGCCTCGCTAGACGAGGCTTTTTTTCATCCAAAGCAATTTGTTTGAGAGGGACCGCACAGCCAAAGCAAGAAAAAACGCAATTTGCTATTGCTTTCGTAAAAGCAAATTGCTATAGTTTCTCCATCGCACCTCAACCGATGGAGAGAAAATGTCACACGCCGCCAGCAGCACACCAGAACCCAGCGCCACCGTCAAAATCCCCTACCTCACCTGCGCTGAATGCAACGCACTCATCCACGCCAACGCCAATGATCGACCAGGCGCCGCGCCAGCTTCGGCAATCGACCTGATCGCCGACCGCCTGGTCGACGCTGAACTGTGGCCCGAAGACAGCGAGCTTGTCGCCGAGATCCGCGCCATGTTCATGCACAACTGGGGCATGGATCAGGCCCAGGCCGACGCACGCATGTCCCGACTCAACTTCAAGGCCGCCCTCGCCGCTCTGGAAGGCGGTGCGGCATGAAATTCAAGATCAACATCTACCTGCTGATCGCTGTGGCCATCATCGGCACCATCACCGGCAGCCTGGCCATGAGCCTGGGCGAAATCGAACCAGCGGCCAGCGCCGCCATCATCCTGGTGTCCGTGTTGGTCCTGGGCTGGGGCGCCGGCAGCGTGTCGTCGCAGGCCGAGATCGACCGCCTGACCTGCATCGAGACCGGCCGCCGCATCCAGGCCAGCTGCCTGGTCAATACCCGGAACCGGCTGGAGCGCGAGCTCGAGCAGCTGCTGGATGCGAAAGGTGGTGTGCTGTGAACGCCCGCGAAAAAACACCCGACCAGCTGCCAATCGGCAGCGACGCGGCGACCAGCGACGTGGCCGTGCACGCCAAGTTGGAACTGAGCGCCTGGTGCTGCGCGATCGTCGCACCATTCATCGCCAAGATGGGCGAGGCGCGCTACTACCTGCGCGGCATCAACGTGTCGCCAGCACCGGGGGGCGGCGCCATCATTTGCGCCACCAACGGGCATGCCATGGGCATCTATCACGACAAAAACGCGGTGTGCGAAGTTGCGGCCACCTTCAAATTTGATAGCGGTACGCTGGCGGCCTGCGCCGTCGGTGGCGCCGAGCGGCTGGTAGTGATGCGTAATAACCGCTTGGCCGTGATCGACCAGCATGGTGTCGAAGTCTACATTCAGCCCGGTTCGCCCGTAATCGACGGTTCGATACCCTACCCGTCCTACGAGCGCGTCATCCCGCGCGCCGAACGGCTGCAACGCGGCATGGTAGCAGCCGTCAACGGCACGTTGATCGGCTTGGTGACGCAGTCCACCAACGTCGCCGAGCGCGCGCTGCGTCGCAGCGTGTACATGCGCGCCATCGAGTTTTACAACGTCGAAGGCGATCGGAACGCCTGCACGGTGGCGCGTATCGCTGACCTTCCCGATTTCATTGCCGTGCTGATGCCAATGCGCGTCGACCCGGTGAGCTCGCTGCTGCCCGAATGGCTGAACGCCGCCAGGAGCGCCGCATGATGACCATAGGCCGTATCAATCGTGCAGGCACCATCACCTTCGGCGATGCCACCTTGAGCATCTACGAGGAAGGGATTTCCGCAGCGCGCGCCGCTGGCGGCTACGCTGCTGAGAAAGCCTGGTGCCGCCAGTTCAAACGCGAGGTGTTCGCCCGCATCTTGCAGACGTTGAACCGCCTGGGCTGGTCCTGCACTATGCCGGAAATCAGCGAGCACGATATCAAGCACTACGGCGGCAACGTCGCACGCTGGTCCGCTGAGTCGAAGCGCTTGTGCCAGAAGGGGGAACTGTACGCTGATCTCGACGTTTCTGGCCGCTGCATCGGTTTGAACTTTTTCCAGAACGTGAACGCACCCGATAGGCCGGACAATGGCGGTCGCTACCAAGGCAACAAGGAAAAGCACATGCCGTACGTGATGCGCCTTGAAATGGAGCGCGCGCGCCGCCGCATCCGCGACTACCTGCTGAACGTCTTTACCGGCTATGTGTTCAAACCATCGGACCCGAAGATCGGCATCAATGGCGCAACCGCGCTGGAGTACGCCAAGCATAGCCAACGCTCGAGCGGTCACTACGTCGAGCGCCTTGGGCGCGCCTCGTTCAACAGCCCTGACAACGGCTTTACACGCGACGGCGTTGCCATCCTGGATGGGGCCAAGGTCTATGCGATCACCAGTGCTGGCCGCGTGATCTACGGGGCCGCGTACTACAGCCTGAATGGCCGCTGGATGGTCATTACCGGTACGCATGGCATTGAGTGGGCAGATCACCTGGATTTGTATGCCGCATGCCCGGGCGACCCGCGCGTCAAGCGCAACGCATGGCAGCGGCGCAATCGCCTGGAAGGTGAACTGGCGAAGGCGATCAAGGCGATGGACTTCGAGCGGGCGGCCGTGCTGCGCGACATTCTGTTCCCAGGCAATCCGCCTCTGTTCGCCATTTGGCACGCCGAGAGCAACGTATACCACCGGGCAGGTTGCCGGGGCTATACAGCCGACCTGTCGCAGGCCGGCAAATTTACAGCGGACGAAGTGCGTGGCTGGGATCGTGCTCCTAACAAGGTGATCCAGATCGCCGGCGATGCAATAGGTGCGGCCATGTTCGGCGCGCCAGTGACAATGATCACCAGCAGTCCGCCATGCGCCCATTTTGCCGAGGCGTGCCCATGAAGCGCGACCTCTTCACCATGGCGCTCGACCTGGGCAATGAACTTATCATCGACAACTTCGCCGGCGGCGGCGGGACCAGCACCGGCCTGGAGCAGGCATTCGGTCGCCCAGTCGACATCGCCATCAATCACGACCCCGAGGCGCTGGCAATGCACGCGGCGAACCACCCGCATACCACGCACCTTTGCGAAAGCGTATGGGACGTCGACCAGATCAAGGTGACGGGCAACCGGCCGGTCGGCCTGGTCTGGCTGTCGCCCGATTGCAAGCATTTCAGCAAGGCCAAGGGCGGCAAGCCGGTCGAGAAGCGCATCCGTGGCCTGGCCTGGGTGACGCTGCGCTGGGCGGCCAAATGCAAGCCGCGCGTGATCATGCTGGAGAACGTCGAGGAATTCAAAACGTGGGGCCCTCTGCTGATCGCCGCCGACGGAAGCGCGAAGCCGGACCCAGCGAAAAAGGGCAAGACGTTCGATTCGTTCATCCGCCAGCTGCGCGCGCACGGCTACACCGTCGACTACCGCGAAATGCGCGGCAGCGACCACGACACGCCGACCATCCGCAAGCGCTTCTTCTTGGTGGCGCGCCGCGACGGCATCGCCATCAAGTGGCCGGAGCCTACCCACGGTGCGCCGGACAGCATCGGCGTGCGCGCGGGCAAGCTGCTGCCGTACCGCACGGCGGCCGAGTGCATCGATTTCAGCCTGCCATGCCCGTCGATTTTCGAGCGCGACCGGCCGCTGGCGCCGGCCACGCTGCGCCGCATCGCCAAGGGCATCATGCGCTACGTGGTCGACGCGGCCGAGCCGTTCATCGTGAACACGGCCAACAGCAAAACGACCGGCAGGGCCCCGAACGTATGGGAAGCGGCCGAGCCACTGCGCACTATCACCAGTTCGCCGGGCTTTTCTGTTGTAGCGCCCACCATCGTCCCGGTCACGCACCAGGGCGGCGACCGCACCGAATCCATCAGCGAGCCATTCCGCACTATCACAGGCGCCCACCGTGGCGAAAAGGCGCTGGGCGTGGCCACGCTGGTGCAAGTCGGCTACGGCGAGCGCGAGGGCCAGGCGCCGCGCGCGCTTGATATTGAGAAGCCACTGGGTACGGTGGTGGGTGCGGCCGCAAAGCATGCGCTGGTCGAGGCGGCGCTTGCGCCATTCGTCATGACCAACACTACCGGCCACCCCGGGGCCGGTGCAGACGCTCCGGTGCCGACGATCACCGCCGCTGGCAACCAGGCGGTGGCCACAGCGTTCCTAGCCAAGCATTACACAGGCGTTGTGGGTTCCGACCTGACCGACCCCATCGGCACGGTCACGGCATGTGATCACCATAGCTTGGTCACGGCGTTCCTGACCGAGCACGCCAACGCAAGCACCCAGCGCGTGATGCCGGCCGACGAACCGCTGCGCACCATTTGCGCCCAGGTCAAGGGTGGCCATTTCAGCATGGTGTCAGCGCATATCCAGCGCGACATGGGCGCCAGCGTGGGCCACGCCGCAGATGCGCCGCTTGGCACGGTCACGGCTGGCGGAGGCGGTAAGTCAGCGCTGGTCACCAGCAACATGATCAAGCTGCGCGGCACCAGCACGGCGGCCGGTACCGACGAGCCGCTGGGCACGGTCAGCGCTGGCGGTCAGCACCATGCCGAGGTACGTGCGTTCCTACTGAGCTACTACGGCACGGACCAGGCGCCTGAAATCGACGGGCCGCTGGCTACCATCACTAGCCGGGACCGCTTCGGCCTGGTCACGATTCACGGCCAGGACTACCAGATCGTGGATATCGGCCTGCGCATGCTGCAGCCGCGCGAACTGTTCCGGGCCCAGGGATTTCCCGACGATTACATTATCGGCGATGACCCAGCCCAGGGCCTGAAACTGACGAAGTCGGCCCAGGTGCGTATGTGCGGCAATTCGGTCTGCCCACCCATGGCCAAGGCGCTGATCCTCGCCAACTTCGCGCATGAGCGTGAGATTGCGAGGGTGGCATGACTTTAAATGCGTCCCTTTTCAATAACGTTCTTGGCGCATTGGTAAGAAGCAGTAATTGCATCCATTCGCTGTCCGAATCGTCCAAGAAGAATTTGAGAAATTTCCGTGCCGTTGACTCTAAGCGACGTTTTCCAAACATCTGGCTGAGCTTCAGACACGCTGATTTCGATTTCGGACTGCTTATATGTCAAATAAATAGGGTTATCTCTAGTGCACATAGCGACTCCCAAAAAACTGATATTAACATGACCGCCAATCCCGCCCAAATCACCCGCCACCACATGGCGAACCAGGCCGCGCCTGCCGATTCGCTGATCCGCAAACTCTGCGCCTGCGGCAAGGCCAGCACCGCGCGCCAGCTGGCCCAGTACGGGCGCTGCGTCAAATGTGCCAAGGGGGCAGCATGACGAAATGCATCACAAGCGACAAATGGCGTGGCGAACGCAACGAACCGGTCAATCCGTCGGCCGTGCGCTTCAAGGCGCAGGAAGCGAACGCTCCCAGCTGCGAGGGCTGCCTGTTCGAGCGCTCCGTGGGCGTGTGCTCCAGCGCCGCGGCGCTGGCCGTGGCCAACGACCAGCCGGACTGTGACGACCGCTCGCCGGGCGGGATGACCTACATCTACGTGCTGGACAAAAGCGATCCGCGCCAGCTCGACCTGATCAAACCCCTGAAACAAATGGAAAGCACGCTATGAGCACAATGAACGAAGTACGAAAATTCCTGCGCCTTCCCTCAGTTATCGAAATTGTCGGCATCCAGCGCACGGCCATCTACGACCGTATCAAGAAGGGAACTTTCCCTGCACCAATCAGCCTGGGGCCACGCGCTGTGGTGTGGGATTCGACAGCAATTGCCGCATGGCAGGAAAAAATTATCGAGGATGCGCGTGCGCCGACGGCAAAAAACTAA